TGTTTTACCGAATAAATCAAGCGCTGGCATGAGAACATGGACATCTCTTCGGATGTCTTTTTCCTCTATTCCCTTGGCTTTCCACTCTTCTTCAGTCTTATAAATCTCTCCTGTTTGCTTATGTTTAATCGTCGTTGTCACTTTTGTGGGTGTAATTGTTTGCATTATACTGTAACCTCCTTTTTAATGTTTAAATAACTGATGGTAATGTCGACACCATCACTCACCGTTCCTGCTGTGGTATAAGATAAAACCTTACTACCTTCCACTACCATCGGATTGGTTAAAATCTCTACACTAGATGCGACCGCTAAAGTTTGAGTATTAATCACCTCAAAACCATTGTTGATTATGGTAATGGTTGGTGTGTTGGAAGCGGACTTATTTGTTATGTGTAAAGATTTAATAATATAAGTTTCATTAATTAAAGGATTCTGAGTATCCACTCCACTGATCTTTGTTGTACCAAAAAATTTAATAGGACCTTCTGCCGCCGTAGTCGTGGCCCCATACATTTTGTACTGGTTGATGACTGCCATTATCCAATAAAGAAAGACTGAGCTTCCACCTCTTGTTGAAGTTCTTGTTGAAAAGAAGTATTCAGTTTATTAATCACGGCGTCAAGATCCCGAACCAAAGATTGAAAGGTTATAGGGTCATATTCCTGACTTGCTCTTGTTAATACCTGTACAATTTTTGCCATTATAAAAGTCTCGCGATGCCGCCCTCAACAAAGCTAATCCTTCCGCCTTGAGCGTAATGTTTTCCACCATGCATTCCACCTCCTTGAGTATCAATTCCTTCTGATTTTTCACTTCGAAATGATTGCGCTTGATGGTCATCTCTATTTCTACTCACATCACCATGATGCTGTGGACGTGTAGCACCAATTTCTTTTGCCGCTGCAAAATTATGTGCCTTTATTTCATCTCTTAGATCTTGTTCTTTTTGAATTTTTTTATTCGCGTGCCATCGTTGAATAATATTTCTTGGTCCTATTGTTTTAGAATAAAAACCTTTTTCTTCATCCTCTTTATTAAAATCTTCTCCATACCAACTATCTTTATAAGGATCGCCGGTTGTTTTCTTGCCGAATACTTTATCTAGTAGCATTGTCCCTGGAGTTTTAACATTTATATTTCCGTGATATACATTTTGATTTGTATTAATATCTTTCCAATTACCTGATGCATCTTGAGCAATTTGTCTATCTGTTTGTATATAATCTCCGCCATACATATTTCCAGGTCCACCTTTTTCTGCATATTTTCCTTGTGAAACAGTTTTCATGGTGTCCATATTTAAACCAAATTTATTGGTACTATTGAAGCCTCCACCTCCACCGCCTCCTCCCTGGGGATAGTAATAAGGATTGGCTGCTTGTGTGTTAAGAATTCCTGAATTTCCTATTTGGCTCGCTTGTATTTGGGAGGGTGTATAGTTTAATCTGTATTGTTCTTGGGGAATAAAATGGTCTCCACTTGCGTAGATGTCTTGATCTCCTTGATTATAAAAAGGTAATGCCATTATCTTCTCCCATCGGGTTGTATATCCAGTCTAAAGGTTCCCAGCTTCCAGTTCTGAGCCTGATAAGCTCCACCTGTAGTGGTGCCTGTATTTTCTATTTTTAATGCAACAGCTCTCGCTCGTGCACGCGTGTCAACTTTATCAGTAGTACCGACTATTGTAAAGGGTCCTAGTGAAGAACTGGCAGCACTGCTGTTTGGATAATCTCTCAGCAGTAAAGTAATTTGAGTGTTTCCGGTTTGACTAATAAAGTCAGGTAGAAATCTTCTAATCTTCATAAGATATTCTCCGTCTCCTCTCAGATCCGGCATTCCAAGCATTTGTCCCTGGGCCGCTCGTTTCTGAGTAATATCAAAATCTCCTGAAATAACATTGGCTGTGATTGCCGTCACCACTCCTCCCGCATTCACCTGTTCGGTTCCTTTTTCCTGTTCATAATATATGGTAATACCATCCGTATTACCCACGACATCATAAGAAGCATCGTCCGCATTGTTATAATAACAAGCATGGGGTTTATCAAAAATAGAAGAATCAGACCAGGCTGTTCGTGCCAAATCTCCTGTATACCATATAGGTTTTTTGAGCATCACGGATTCTAAATAATTATAAGTGACCACCCGATCTACAACACTCGAACCTGAACTACAATAATACCAACTTACTTCTCCAAAGAGATTATTGAGCCCGGCATTAATAAGATCTCTTGGTGTAGAGTTAAGACCATCAAAAACATGATCTTCTACCATGCAAGGCATGGACTGAAGTTGACCTGAGTATTGAAAGAAACCATTTTCTGACATCCAGAACGCAGTTCCATCTACTTCCATACAGGCATTCTTACCAATGAGTCCACAGTTCGTTCCTGCGTGTTCAAAAGAAAAGGTAAAAGGTTGACCCACAAAACGCATTAAGAAGATAGCGGAATCGGTCCAAATATACATAGTGTCCCGACCTCGGATCGCTCCGATAATTCTTGATCCCTGGGCCAGTCTTTGTGTACCCGCAGTATTAGTTGCGGTTGGGGTATAATCACTTAAAGATTCCTGGTCCGAGAACCGTATAAACATATCATCTTGAGTTGTAGGATCACCAATTGTTGTTTCGGTTCCTAAGAAAATTAAATGACGATCAACCGGTGATACTAACATGTGTCTGGAAGCGGTTGGCGCTCCAGCAATAATAGTAGCTCGAGTTCCCGTCGGATTAGCAATGCTTGAGTCCCACTGGAAACAGGCTCCATTATAAATAAGAGCTATAAGTTTTGTTCCGTAGTTATCTAACACCCATAAACCTGGATCAATTGTAAAGTCAGCTGAGGAAGCTTCACCCCATCCAACATAATCTGAAATATCGGTTACAGTCGCTCCAATAGAATGAACAGCCAGTGTCGTTCCATCCACTGCTCTTGATCCCCCACTTAAAGTATTAGTAGAAGTATCATTAGCGGTAAAAGAAATATCTTCTGATCCAATTCTAATAGTTCCTGAAGTTGGAAAAGCGGCTGAACTTGCTAAAACTACACTAGTAACTCCAGCATCGGCTGCAAGACCTGTCGCTAAAGTTGTCGTCGCGGGTCCAGAAGACGTTCCAGCCCATTGTCCTGTTCCCCATCCATAACCTCCTAATTGCTGAGCGGGTCCAACACTATAATAAGTTTGGGCTCTACAGCTTCCTACATTATTAGTCGTTCCTCCTGCGTTAGTATCCATAGTCACAGTAATGGTAGTGGCTGTGGGGACCGATGTGGCCATAAATTTCTTATCTTCAAAATTAGCATCCGTGTATCCTGAACCGGGAGGTGCAGTAACCGTATCTAAAAAAACAATATCATCTTCCGCCATACCATGAGGACTAGGAAAGGTTATCGTAACCGTAGGCTGACCACTGATTGTAGAAAAATTACATCCCGTAATAGTATTTTTAATAGGGGTAATGTCATAGTATTGTCCACCTGAGTAGACGTATAAAATTCTGTTAGTACCAATCGCAGCGTATTTAATACCTGCGTTATCATCAAAGTGGTGAAGGGCCCGACCGGCTCCGGTAAGTTTATGCTCACCGAGTTGATCCCAGCCTCCTATTTTTTCAGGGGTTCCATATCGAAAACGTACGTTATTTCCTCCCGTCCATTGTCCTTCGGCACCGGTGGCTGTAACTTGTTTATTGAATCCTGGTAAAAAGTTTACTTTTTGTAGCATAGAAAATTCCGTTTAGAATACAATTATACTAGATCTTCCTTGAGATCAACTACTTAGGGATACCTAGAAGAGGTCTTTTATCTAGTAAATTAGTTTCAGCATACGGACCATTAGCATGATTATAATGCAAAAAGACTTGAGAGCAAATATTACCTTCAAAAGGTTCACGCCAATGCTCGAGNTCACAGCCTGAATAAATAAGCATATCTCCTACTTTTAAATCAACTCGAACTCCTTTAGGAGCGCCTGGTTTAACAACCGTTGTTGTCTCTCTTCCTGATACAATATTATTGGCACCTGTAGGATCTAAGTAAATAGGCCAAGGATCTCCTCCTAGATGTAGGGTTGTAGAAATCTCGCAACTGGGTCTGTCTTTATGACGATGTAAGATGTTTCCTTTTTCATAAAGTCGTGTGTAAGAATACGTGGGTACTAAATCCATTCCTGTTTTTGCTTTCATAATAGGTCTTACAAATTGAAGTAATGTTTCCATCACCCAGTCTGCATATTTAGAATAAGCTCCAGGTATCTGTTTGTCTTCGCGTGTTCCAATAAGAGGATTATAGGGATTTATTTTTTGGTGTTTGACCATAAAATCCACAGCGTCACGTTGGAGCATCATATAATTAAAAATAAAATTAGCCAGCTCTTTGGAGATAGCTCCTTTGATGATTTGATATTTTTTCTTTTTAAACATAGTGTTGTTTAACCGTTGGAAAATGAGGGGGTGTCACTTGATCAATGTCTCCATTCTCATTTCTTCTTATATGAAGTTTATCATGGTTAGGTAAATGGAACAAAGCTCTAATTTCATCATCCGTCTTAAGAACCCGTCCTTCCAAAGGGGACTCATCAGCTTTAAAATTAGTGATGATTGCGGGAATAATTTTAATATCAAGTTCTTTAGCAACCACCATTCGATTGTTGCCTACAATAATTTTTATTTTATCTCCCCAATTCTTACTTCTATACCAGCAATAAACAGGATCTTTAAATCCATGCTTAGACATTGAAGCGGTCAAGGTATCTCTAAAAGATTGTTCTTGGCCATTCATAAATTCAGCTCGTTCTAAATAAATAATTTTTTCTCTGGGTACTTCTGCATAAATTGTTTGAATCATTTTTGTATAAAATTAAAAGAAATAGAAACTCTCCATCCTTTTACTCCTTTTTCTTTTGAGTCATTGCATTCTACACCGTGAGGAAGCCACGCAGGAAACATAAGACATTGTCCCTCAACAGCAGGATACTTAACCACTCTCCATAAGGGTTTAGGTAATTTATCTAGCCGCTCTGGCATTAAAAGATTAGGCCCTGGTCTTGGATCCTCTACCCATATACATCCAGAATCCTTAGGTACCTGAACATAATAAGCTCCTGACAAAGTTGA